TATGTCGAATGGCAAGACAGAGGTCAAACTGGAAATGCCCCTGTAGCAATTCACAGAGCAGACAGCGATATCTTGAGCACAACTACTCGAGATAAATCTTGGAAAGATAGATTACCAAATGGTAATTATCTGGAAAATACCGCTAATCACTTTGTGATTCTTTTGGGGAAAACTCCATCCACAGCATTAATATCTATGAAGGCTACTCAATTAAAAGTTAGCCGTAAATGGAATTCATTAATGATGGGACTAAAGTTGCAAGGTAAAAACGGCTTATTCACACCGCCAACATATAGCCACATTTATAATCTAAAAACTGTTCAAATGTCTAATGACAAAGGAACATGGTTTGGATGGGATGTATCTAAAGTTGGCCCAGTCACAGAAAAAGGTGTTTATCAAATTGCTAAAGACTTTGCTGAGAAAAACAACAAAGGTTTAGTAAAGGTTAAACATGGTGAAGCAGCTGAAGAAATTAAGCAAACTTCATTAGATTTATAATCTTTCTGACGAGGAAGTAAGGGTCAGCGGAGACCGAGAGGCGAAGTTGGCCCTTAATAAATTTATGATAAATGAATTTAATAATGGGGAAGCCCCAGTTAATTATGAAGATTGGATTGATTTAGGCAGAGTTATCATACCTTGTATTAAAGGTATACCAATGAAGGGTATAACTTGGTCCGATCCAAGTTTTAAAATCACGAAAGAAGAATGGAGAAAGAAATACGCTAATTGCGAAATTGCTTTAAGACTAGATCAAGATGTTGATTTTGATATTGATAACGAACTTACAAAAAGATTTATAGGAACTTACGTAAAAAACTCTGGTAGTATTTTTGGTCGTAATAGTAATCCTTCAAGTCATTATATTTGGCAAGGCAAATTAGAATTTAAACAATTTGTGCTCCCTTCAGAATTAAAAGATTATTGTAAAAATTTACCACACGGCACAACACTTTGTGAAATAAGAACTGGAGCAGGTCATTACACAATAGTTCCTGAATCACAACACAGCAAAGCAAACGAAAATGTAAGATGGGAAAAGTATGTAGGTTTTAATGAGTACCCAGGAGATTTAAATATGGATTTAAGAAAAGTAGCTCTCTCTACCGCATTGTGTATTCTTTATGCTCCACAAGGACAAAGAGACAACTATTGTACTGCAATTGCAGGGGTATTAATCAAACATACTAATTGGGATGAACAAGAAATTAACGATTTTGTTTATAATATTGCAAAAGGAGCTAACGATGATGAGGCAGAAGATAGAGCACAAAAAGGAACAACCGGTAAAAAAGCAAATAGAAATCTTGGCTTACCAAAACTCGCTGACATAATCGGGTGTTCCAAGAAAGCTGTTGCAGAATTATTTAGTTGGGTTGGAGTAGAGTATGCAGCAGGGAAAGAAACTGCACAAGAATCAGTTGGAGACATTATTGAGTATGGCCACGATAGATATTTTGTTAAAGTCAATACACACGTAGAAGGAGTGTTAAAAGAAAAACAAATCATAGTAGACGGACCAACCTTAATGAATCAAAAAGCATTTTATGATGCGGTTATTAGTAAAGCATCATTTTGGATTCCTAAAATGAAAGCATCTGATTTCGAAGTAGTCATGAGAAAGAAATATGAAAACAGGTTACAATCAGAAGAGTATGATAAAGAAGCTAGTGATGACTTTGTTTTTATAAAGTACTTTGATCAATATATTAAAAAGGAACAGGCTTTTACAGACAGAACTAATTTACTTGAATATAAGCGGCCATACTTCAACATGATAAAAAAATATTTGGATTTTGATTTGGATTCCTTTGAAGATTTTTTAGTAGAAAAGAAAGTAAAATACGGCGACAGACCAGACCTAGTTTTAAAAATACGAACAATACTAAACGCCAAAAAGAAGCATGGAAAAATTAATGGTAAATCATGTGTTTCTTGGAGAATACAAAATTACCAATTAGCTAAAGAGGATCTTGTAATAGATGGGGAAGCTACAGAAGTGAAGGAGATAACAGATGGAAGCTAGATTTATTGTTGGGCCACCGGGAACAGGAAAGACTCACATATTTTTAGTAGAAAAATACGAGGAATGTTTTTCTAAATACAATCCAGAAAAAATAGTTCTGCTTTCTCATACAAATGTAGCAGTTGGACAAATTTTAAATGCAATCATGGACCTTAAAGAAGTAAAGGAAAGAGGATATAGAAGAAAATTTTTTGAGGATCGTATATGTACCATTCATCATTACTGCAGAAGCAAACTTTTAAGAAAAGAATTATTTTCAAATACAGATTTTGAAAGTTTATGTTTAGAAGAAACAGGTTTTCGTCAAAGCAGAGAAAGAGATATCGAAAAACATCCCGTACTTAAATTCATTAAAGAAGCACGAGGTAATGGAAGAAGTTTAGAAGAGCATTGGAAACATGCTAGTACAGACAGAGAAGAATACAAACCTTACAATATTAAAAATATAAAAGATTTAACCGACAAGTATGAAAATTATAAAAATAAAAATAGATTACAAGATTTTGCGGACATGGTTGACGAATTCAATTCTTTAACTAAAGAATCTGATGTTGAAGTTTTAATTGTCGATGAAGCACAAGATTCGAACAAACCTCAAATGAAAGCTATCAGAAAAATAGCTAAAAATATAAAAGATGGACATTTTTATTTAGTAGGAGATCCTGACCAAACCATTTACGAATATGCCGGATCAGATGCTAAATGGTTTCATGAAGCAGCTGCCAAACCTTTTCTTGAATTAAAGCAAGGGCTTAGGTGTGGCAAAGCTATTAATGAATTTTGTAAAAAAATCATAGCCCCTATATGGAAGCACTACAAATATGAAAGAACATGGTTACCAGCCGTGTATAATAAAGAATATCACGAAATACCAGAGGGGTGTAAAGAAGGAGATATCATAAAAGGAAACATATATCACTTGACAGATTTTAAACCATCAAAAAATTTAGACATTCTTTTAGATAAAATAAGAAACACTAAACAAAGTTTTTTATTTTCCTTTAGAGGAACTCCTAGTGAAAAATTAGTAAGAAATTTTTTAAAACATTATGGTTTTGAATTTGCCCATGTAGATAACAGCGCTTATGTCTCTAAGAAAGAGTTACGTTGTCATTTTGAATGGCCTAAATTTATAGAGGGAGAGCCTAAAAGTTTAGTACAGATAAAAAATTTTCATCATTACCTAGGAAGTAAAGCTGTAGTAATAGGAAGAGGGAAAGAAGACTTTAAAGATTGGATCAAACGCGATTACACCTATGATGAATTAGCGAAAGATAAACTTTTTAAACCTGATCTAGATGAAGCATTTGATCTTCTTGTAAAGAAGCGTGACGATGAACGAATGATTTATATAAAAAATGTTTTAAGGAATGGTTTTGATTTTGATGGAGATATTAGAATTAAATACGGAAACATACATAAAGTTAAAGGAACAACTTTTGATAATGTTATTGGAGATTTGTCAATATACAGAAAAAAACCAGAGCCTAGATTTGTACAAATTAGATTATTATACACGATGTTTAGTCGAGGTAGATATGATGCCTGGATTTTAAAACCACAAAAAGATGCGGTGGGGGAATTAGGGAACTACGGAAGAGTATGAGCGCATATAAAAAACAAATCGGAGGATCTCACTACAAAGACATGGCGATCCAACCCAGTCAGTTTATAAACAAGAATAAATTGCTTTTTGCGGAGGGGAATGCTATAAAATATATCTGCAGACATACACATAAAGGAGGAAAGGAAGATTTGGAAAAAGCTAAACATTACATTGATATGATTATTGAAAGAGATTACAAATAATGTGTTCCTCTCCTAAGTTAACTGATCTTGATTTAAAAGATATTGACACAGTCGCAGTCGACTTAGAAACCTATGATCCAGATTTAAAGAATAAAGGTTCAGGAGCAGTAAGAGGTAATGGTTTTGTATGTGGTATTGCAATAGCCACTAGTAAACAAACACTTTATTTTCCCCTTAAACATGTAATGACGGACAACATACCCCGTAAAAAAGCGTGGGATTATCTAAACAAAAAGTTATTTCAAAATCCAAACATTAAAAAAGTATTTCATAACGCGATGTATGACGTATGCTGGATTCGTGCAGAATCAGGGCTCATGCCCCACGGACCACTGCTCGACACGATGGTCGCTGCTTCAGTGATTGATGAAAATAGAATGAGATATTCATTAGATGCTCTTAGTAAAGATTACCTGAAGGAATCTAAATACAAATATGACCTACAGGAAAAAACATTAGCCTGGTCTCAAGGAACTATCAAAGATCCAATGACCAACATGCATAACTTGTCGTATGATTTAGTAAAGGATTATGCAGAACAAGACGTTAACTTAACTTTAAAATTATGGAATCTTTTTGATGCAAGACTGGACCAAGAAGAAAAGGTTGAGAAAGATACGAAGAATGAAAAGACTAAGACTCTAAGACATATTTTTGAATTAGAAACAAGATTATTTCCTTGTCTTGTTGATATGAAATTTAAGGGAGTCCGATTCGATGTTGAATCTGCTGAAAAATTAGGAAAAAGATTAAAGAAAACTAAAACAAAGATAATTGACCATATCAAAAGAAGAACAGGAGTTAAGATAGAGATTTGGGCAGCAGCTTCAATTAAAAAACTCTTAGATAGACTACAAATAAAAGATTATGAAATTACATCTAAAACTAAATTACCTCAGTTACCTAAAAACTATCTAAAGACCCATAAAAATCATTTTATAAGAATGATTGCTAAGGCGAGAGAATTTGACAAAGCAGAAGGGACCTTTGTTGAAGGTCTTTTAAAATTTGTTCACAAAGGAAGAATTCATGCTGACATTAATCAAATTAGAGGAGAAAAAGGAGGAACGATTACTGGAAGATTTTCTATGTCTAATCCCAACCTTCAACAGATTCCTGCCAAAGGATTTATTGGAAAGAAGATGCGAGAATTATTTTTACCAGAAGAGGGATGTATGTGGGGAGCATTTGACTACTCGCAACAGGAACCACGGATCGTGGTTCATTACGCTTTAAGACTAGGTTTACATGGAGCGGAAAAAGTTGCTGATTCCTATAAAAATGATTCCAGCGCAGACTTTCATAAAATTGTAGCAACCATGGCTAACATACCACGGATCACGGCTAAGACAATTAATTTAGGATTATTTTATGGAATGGGTAAAAATAAATTAGCAGAACAGCTCAACCTTGAATACACAGAGGCGAAAGAATTATTTGAAAAGTATCACAATCATGTTCCTTTCGTAAGAAGGCTGTCTTACGATCTGCAAGAATTTGCTGGAAGAAATAAATTTCTTTATACATTAGAAGATAGGTTTTGTCGATTTGATAAATGGGAACCTATGGATAAAAAATGGGACGCTAAAGAAAAAAAGTTTGTAATCAAAGGAGATAAGCCTGTGCCTCTGCTTTCCAGAGAAGATGCTGAAGTTCTTTACAAAGCTGAATTGATGGACAAAGGATATCCACCTGACTCGGAATTAAAAAACTTTGAAAGACATTATCAACCTGCTTTTATATACAGAGCTTTAAATAAGTTGATTCAAGGTAGCGCAGCAGACATGACTAAAAAAGCAATGGTGTTATTATACGAAAAAGGTATTTTACCTCACATACAAATCCATGATGAATTATGTATCTCTATAACCGGTGAAGAGCAAGCCAAACAAATAAAAGATATAATGGAACAAGCAATTAAACTTGAAATCCCTAACAAAGTAGACTATGAATCAGGTCCTAATTGGGGTAGTATAAAATAGGAGGAAACTATGGAAAAAGTAAAACAAATTTGGACACTAGCAAAAGCTAATCCAAAAATATCTGCCGCTGTAGTGGTAGTAATTGTTGCTGTCTATTTTTTAGCAACGTAAGGATTTTATGATCGATGGCATATTTAAACGCAAACATTCCTGTGACCTATGCGCAGATCAGGAGAGAATATCTCTATGATCTTAAAGGACACTATGGAGAAGTGGAAGACTGCCTTATCTTTGGCATGGCATCGATTTCAGGACATTCCATACTCTTCCATGCAATTATGGAAAATGGTGCTGTCTTCTATCGTCTTCCGATTAGCGCCTTCATACAAAGAGGCTTTGATGTCAAAAAAGTTCCTAGGATGCGACTTGACGAGCTGGAGCTATGGAATTGTTTTAGTTATTATCCTGCTGTTACTACTTATGATATTCTAAGTGGACAATCTGGGAAATTCATAGGAAAAGACAAAAATTGGTATCATGGTAGTTATCTTTTTACTATTGACTGGGCCCACCCAGAAGGTAATATAGTAGATACGGATCATTCCGAAATTCCGCACGAACATAAGTGCGCACACATACTAGCCCTTGAAAACGGCAACTATGCGGCTCAGCCAAATAATAGATTAATATGGAACGTACCATCTTTCACGGTGAAAGATGAAGTTCCAACTGACTGGAAGGTACAAACTAGTGATTGGACTTGTGAAAATAGTCGTCGATGGAGAACTGAGGACTCGGACAAGTTCTTTTATGACATTGAGGAGAACAAGAATGATTAAAAAAATTATAGAGACCATTTGTTGGCCATGGACTAAGTATATAAAGTGGATCAAAAGTGGATTACCTAAAAGAAAAAAATGACGAAGTGTAAAAATTGTAGTTGTGATTGTCATTGTAATGTCAAAGAACACAGCGATCTCTATGGGATCTGTATTTGTAATGATTGTGATTGCAGAGAAGAGTGTGAAGTATGTCAGTAGATCCAAATAAATGCTGCAGAGTGCATACTAGAGAAAAAGAACAATCTGGCGAATGCTGCCAACTTGAAGATCAAGACAAAGCAGAACAGGATACCTATGAACATACTGTTAAACTAAAGGAGCAAAATGAATAAATTATTTTTAATGCTCGCCTTACTATTTGCCCTGAGCGCCTGCTCAGTAGGCCAAAAATGCACCTATACACAGGATGGAACTAAACTTTCATCATGGGTATGGTTTTATGGTAGCGACAAGCCAATTGATTTAGATAAAAACAATTGCAACTAAGAGTTCATGAAAATTGATGAAGTATTTATCTACACTTTTAATGCTAACACTATTGGTGTGTTCAACAAGCGCCTATGCAGGCTCAACCCAGACTAATGTCTCAGGTAGCAACACAGCCATAGAAGGTGGCTATACTTCAGAATCGACAACTACATACCAGTCAGGTTCTGAATCCACATCTACAACTAACAACACTACAAATTCAGACATAAGAAGTTCACCACCAAGCGCAGGAGCACCTTCGTATAACTCTATGACACAGGATGTTTGCGCTGTAGGAGCTTCCGCAGGACTACAAACATTCGGAGTTGGAGTATCAGCTGGAAAACATTTCATTGACAAAAATTGTGAACGACTTAAATTAGCTAGGATCCTTAATGACTTTGGTATGAAAGTAGGAGCGGTTGCAATATTATGTCAAGATGAAAGAGTTTTTGAAGCTATGATTAATGCGGGTACACCATGCCCAATTGATGGCCGTATCGGTAAAGAAGCAATGAAGTTATGGAAAAAATATGACTTTGAAAGACCTGATTATAAAGCATATGTTAAACGTATGGAAAAAAGAGAAAAAATAGAACCTGTCGTAGATTTTAAACCTCTTCCAGTGGATACATCTATCGGTAAAAAGGTCAAATGGAAACAACCCAAATAAAAACTAAGATAAAAAATTTAATTATTACTTTTTTTGTCTGTTATTTTGTAGGTTCATGTGTCGTACATAATGTTAAAGCAGAAGACATAACTACAGGTAATCTTTTACCTAATGTCGGAGATGGTGTGGACTGGAACTCTAGTTCTACAGATCAAATTAATCCCGGAAGTTCTGGATATGTATCTAATAATGCTAACCTAAATGGATTCACAGTTACTTGTGCTACCTCTCAATCTAATTGTGGTTATAAATGGAGTGTAGGAGGAGACTTTGAAGTCACAGGCACCGCAACATTATCTGTAGACGACATTGCTCTAACCAATAATGATCGTACTCAAGACATGTTGGATAATGGAATCACGCTCAACAATTATATAGACATTGCAAACTGTGATCATGAAGCTGGAAATTGTGAAGGTGATAGTGGAGCTACAGACTCTCATACAATTACCATTAAAGTAAAGAATTCAGGCGGAACAATTTTATCCACCACAACTCAAACAAGAACAGATATAGATGGCTTTAAAGGAAATTGTAATGGATACCCTACGAATTCATCAGCAGGTGTATCCGCGGCGTGTGGTCAGTATAACAATACCGTTGTGTTTAATGATACTGGAGCTAACAAATTAGACTGGTCCTGGAGCGGAACGGATAACAACACAGGATCTGCAAGCAGAGGTGGCCCGAATCTTTTAGGTGCTAAACTAGTCATGACCTATGATAACACCGTTATCAGTACAGAAGCATCAACAGCACTAGACGATATAGAAGAAACACTAGACGATTTACAAGAAGAAGTGTTTGAAGACATGGAAGAATTTATATTCGAAGAGGAAGATTTTTCATTTAACGAGGAAGCATCTTTCGAAGAACCGGTATTTGAAATGGAAACAACGACTATGGAGTTTTCGTTTTCAGAAGAATTCTTCGAAGAATTTTTCATGGAAGAGGAAGTGTATTTTGAAGAAGAATTTATAGAAGAAGAGATAGTAATGGAAGAACCTATGGAGGAATTTTATGAGGAAACAAATGAGATCGTCGAAACTTTCTTACCAGTGGTTTCTGAAGAAGAGACGTTTTCATCTGAGGAAACGTTTGTTGAAACAGAAGGACCCATATTCATGGAACCAACCGAGGACGAAGTAGTAGAAGAAGAGTACGCGGCAACCGAGACATTTGAGGAAGAAGTAATAGAAGAAGAACCTACAGAGATGGCAGAAGAAAAAACAGTTGCAAAAACCCCTACTAAAATGGTACAAAACACTCATGAAGAAAAAAAAGAAAAAGCAATCGAAGAAAAAGAAGAAGTTAAAGAAGAAAAAGAAGAAAAGATAAAAGAAGAATCGGTTGCCGAAAAAAAAGAAACGGAAGAAGTTGCTGAGGAGGAATCCGATAGCGAAAGCTCTACAAAGATTGCATCAGCGAATAATTCCGAACAAAAAAAGATACAACAGAAAAAAGCTCTCGTCAAAAATATAGACAGAGTAATGGATAAAGTTGATTCTGACATCAAAGATATCGCAAAAAACCTTCAAATTAAAAATATAATAAAAATTCAAGCTATGACCAGTGAACAAGCTTCATTGGATATATACTCAAAGGCCTTATTTTATGAGCCAAAAGACATCTATTTAGAGCAGTTAAATATATTTGATAACCGACAAATTTATGCTAATGTTAACTTGGCGAGCTATATCAAAACTGATAAAGTAGCCATCAAGGCGAACGCCTTGCACAAGATAAACATCAAAAAACAAAGATTGTTAAAAGAATTGGAGTTATTAAAAAATGGGAAAATTTAACTTAAAGGATCAATTAGCAGGTGTGGCTGCATTAATAGCAGCGATCGTAGCTATTGGTGGTGGTTTTGTTAAGTATGGTGAAATCACAACTAAACTCAATGCCCTAACTGAACAAACTGGACCTGATCTTACACCTCTGGCACAACAAATAGGTAATAATCAGAAAATGATTTCTGAGAATATTGCTGAAATTTCTGGTAATGACAAAGACATTGCTGTGCTACAAAAGCAAATTGAATTGCTGGAAGTACAAATAGAGGAAATAAAAGTAAGTACATCTAATCCACTATCAAACTAATATGAGTAAACCTCTCAAAATTTCGGAGCAGGCCGCTGTGCAGATGCCCATGAAGACCGTGGCGAGTCTCATCACGATGGTAGCGATAGGAACGTGGGCCTTTTTTGGCATACAAGAAAATTTAAATCGGCACGCAACGAAGCTACAAATTATGGAAAAAGATTTGGTCGAAAATACGGAGTTCCGTATCAAGTGGCCGAGGGGGTTACTGGGCAGTTTGCCCGCAGATTCTGAGCAGTTTATGTTAATAGAAGAGTTATATAAACAAACAGACAAAATGCAAATTAGATTAGATAGTATGATGCATAATGAAGTTAATATAGAAGCTTTAAGTAAAGCAGTTAATAAGCTACAAGGAGATGTAGAAAAATTAAAAGATAAGCAAAGATCATTTGCTAATGGAGGTCACGAATAATGGAAACAATTTTGTCGGGGATAGTCGTGCTTTGCATGTTTTACCAGGGGGGTATTATTGAACACACCTATATTCAGTCGCAGAGGATGTCAGACTGCTTAGCAAAAAAAAGGACCGTTGAGAGAAGTGTCAATCCCGAGAACGTGAGGATGCAGTGCGGTCAGGTGACTGCAATCGTAGAGAAGGATGAATATAGCGACAAAATGAGAATAGTTAAAATTCTTAAAGATAAATATGACTCGTCCGGATATACAAAATAATGGCTAAAGCAGATTATCAAGAAATTATTGCTGAGTACAAGGAGCAGGTCAGAGTACTCAAGGAGCAGGTTAATGAATTAACCGATGCCTGTAAGGCTAAAGATTCAGCCTTGAAAAGAGCACTACAAAAGTTAGAATATACCACAGACGATTTAGATAAATTACAAGATAAAAAAGATGAAACTGAGTGAAAACTTTAGCTTATTAGAGCTTACAAAGAGCCAAACAGCCGAAAGAAAGGGCATTGATAATACCCCTAGTGCCGAGCACCAAGATAACCTGAAATCGCTCTGTACGGCCATCCTACAGCCTGTTAGAGACCACTTTTCTCGAGTTGTGACCATTTCTAGCGGATATCGCTCTCCAGAATTGTGTATTGCCATAGGTAGCAAAACGACTTCGCAACATGCAAAAGGAGAAGCAGCGGATTTCGAAATCTTTGGAGTATCTAATAAAACTCTCGCTGATTATATTGATTCAGAACTTCATTATGATCAACTCATTCTAGAGTATTGGAATGAATCAGATCCCAACTCAGGATGGGTGCACTGCTCATTTTCAGAAGGCAACAACAGGAAACAATATTTGCGTGCTTACAAAGAAGATGGTAAGACCAAATATGGTCAAGTTCTTTAAAAGAGGTAGAATTAAATTTAGTCCAGAAATAACACCTGGTGTGTGCCCACACTGTGATGCAACCACTAGTTTTATTTCAATCGTTAATGATCTTTATAAATGTATGTCTTGCGGAGAAGACGTAGAACAAAAGATTAATGGTGTTATTAAATATCTTCCTATTGGACAAGATCGTATAATAGAAAAAGAAAATGGCTCGTAAGAGAAAGCCTTTATTTGGTGTCAATACTTACATCAAAAAGAAGCCTAGAAAACGTCCCGGCCGTCACGCAAAAAAACCCAACAAAGGCTCAAAACGTAAGCGCTACCGTAGGCAGGGCAGAAAACGTGTTCTTTAACGTTATTATATTTTTATTCTGGGTTGATATTTTTTTATTCACAATTATTTTATTTGGTACCTTGACATATATCCTACAATAACTTATATTTTAGTTAAATCCTATTAAGTGTATACACGAGAATAGGTTATTCATGGGGTGATTCTAGACAATCACCCATGAGTAGACAAAAGAAAGTATGAATATATTTTTTTTAGATGCAGATCCAAAACAAGCAGCACAAATGCAATGTGATAAGCATGTCGTTAAAATGGTTCTTGAAACGGCACAAATGCTATCAACCGCAGCACGTGCACAAGGTCATAAGGTAGGTTATAAATCAGCTTACCCAAAACATCCCATGACACTATGGGTAGGTCAATCACCACACAATTTTGCCTGGACTATAATTCATGGATTTGAATTATGTAAAGAATACACACATCGTTATAACAAAGTACACGCAACAGAAAAAATTATCAATGATCTGTATGATGTTTGTAAAGGTAACTATATGAAAAAGACCGAGCCACCTCAATGCATGCCCGATAAATACAAAAGTAGAAGTTATATTCAAGCGTATCGTAATTATTATATTGGTGACAAAAAACGTTTTGCTAGATATACTAACCGCAAACCACCGGAGTTTATGCAATGACAGCGTTAACTTCATCGTTGTGGTATTTAGCAGATCCTAATAGCAATCGAAAGTTGGTTGCATTTGCTGTTAGTTTTTATATGATTACAAAATACTATGAAAGGAAACCATGAGATACGAATACATAATCACGGACCACGAAGATAAAAAGGAAACTGTGAAAGCAATGAGTTGGAAAAAAATGTTTAAAAATTTATTGGTTAGAAACCCTAAATTCAGTGGGTGGGTAACTTATATGAATAAGAAAGGAAATGCTCAAACGAAAGTAATTAATGAAGGGAAAGTTGTTCACTAACGAAAAGGAGACAAAGCGAGCGATACAAGCCGCTGTAGATCAATATGAAAGATGTAAACGAAGCGTACAAAAGATGGGCAAAAGAAAGAAGCGACAAAGCAAGAAAAAACTGGTATAGAGCCGTTAGGAGATTTCATGAAGTACATAGTTGTTATCCTGCTATTGAGCACCAACGGAGTCGACATAGAAAAAGTAAGACTCAAGCACGACGGGCACAATTGCGACAAAATCGCTAATGCCTGGGTGGATGTGAATATGAAATACCATGCCGAAAGAGATGGAGATCCTAAACTTCAGGGATGGTATGATGCGGTAGGTAAATTATTACTGGGTTGGCAGTGTGGTTAAACAGCTTCTTCGGATATACAATTAAATGCCACGAAAAGTTTATTCTTTTCAACTTCTCTTTTTCCCATTTTTTGCACCATTTCCAGGCCATTTAAATAGCCTGCATTAACACATTCATAGTGGCTGTTAAAGGGTAGTGTATATTGTATAGGAGGCGTCATACACGATTGATTAATCGACGAACACACCCATAGAATTAAAAAATATTTCATTGACACTCTTGTAAATTATGTATAATATCCCATATTGTTATGAAACAATATAGAAAGAGGTATAACACATGACAGACATTAGTAAATATAAAAACGTTTCTTTGTCTAAAGACACTTACTCGAAGATTGATAAAATCCGGAGAGTGATTGTTCCGAATACAATCATTAGCCGAAGTCAAACGATTAATATTTTAGTGAACAAAGAAGAAAAAAGACTGAACGGAAAGGCGGAAAAATAATGTACGAAGTTCCAGAAGAAGATAGAAAAATATTTTTAGAATATCTTTCGAAAAAACCTTACATCGAAGTTGCGGCACTGATTGCAAGAGTTGCATCTTGGAAAAAGAAAGAAAATGATAAAAATGGAAAGGATAAGGCACAATAATGCAACGTAGAAACTTTAAAGATGCCATGAATGAAATGTGCGACCATACCGTTGCAAAAATTCAAGAGCATGTTGAAACATTAACTCGCCTGGATAAAGAACAAAAAGGCGAGCTCCTTAAATTTGGCTCCATTGACATGGATACAGATTTTCCAAGAACAGTTCTTTATGCTGTTTTAAGGCGAGTTGTTGAAGATTTTAAACCAAGAAATGATAATCATAAAGATACTATGGAAAAAGTTTTAGGAACTTTGGAAGTAGGAAAAGATCCTTTTGCGGTGCAGAAAGAATTAATGAGGAGGGTGGCTGATGCCTCCGTTAAAAAATAAATTTATATGCCCGGCATGCATGGGAAATGGTTATCGTAAAATAACAAAAGACGCAGGTAACCCAAACATTAAGGTGGTAATTGACTGTGAAGCATGCGATAACGAAGGGGAGATAAAAAATGACACGAAAAATATTTTTGCTTTGCGCTATATTTATAGCCTCCTCTAGTTGTAGCCAATTTGCTTTAGTTGCAAGTGGGACGAGTTTGGCTATCAGCCAAAACGCCTATTCGAAAGCATACAGCACACTTGATTTTATGACTTTGGTCAGTACCGAGAAAGATATTAAAACACATTTTTACGAAAGCGTGATAAAATATGGAGACAAAAGAAAATAACTGGAAAGAAAAATACGAGGAATCACAGGCTAAGTGCGATCAATTGCAACAGCAAGTCGATCGATCTTTCAAGGAAAATAATGATCTTTACAATAGAGTCGCCGACCTCACAGAAAGTTTAAAAAGCAAAGACTATTTTGAAAGTCCAGATTACCAGTATTTAATTGAAGAAAATCGAAAGCTTGAAGAAGAAAGAAATGAATTGCTGACAGATAATAAAAAACTTGCAGCGCAAGTCGAAGATAAAATAAATCAGCTTAGAAAGTCAGGAATGATTTAATGTATAAACCTTTACCCAAAGAATTGAGACTAGGTTTTTCTAAAATTCACGACATAGGTCTATTTGCTAAAGAGAATATTCCAACAGGAACTAATTTTGGTATGTCTCACATACAAATTAGTAAAATTATTATTCGAACTCCTCTTGGAGGATTTATTAATCATAAAGATAATCCGAATTGCGAAAAAGTAAAACTCTATTTTACCAACGAAGATCAGGAACCGGCTTACAATTTTACCAAATGGAATTTAATAACTATTAAAGACATTAAGGAAGGAGAAGAATTAACCTTGAAATACACATTTTATAAATTAAATGATTTTATAAATGCAGAAATGTCAGAAAGGTTTGTAAATTATGAAAAAGAAACACGGTAGTGGTGAATTAGAACAAATCTACAGCGACGTCTTCGGTGATGCGATTCAGTACATGCGTGATTATGATGTGCAGGCCGTAGCCGCCACGTACATGGCGATCGCCATGAGACTCTATAAAACGCATCTCGGTGAAGATGAATATAAGGCCATGATTAAATTGGTCATGGATACAGAAATAGAACCCTATGAAACATATTTAAGGAAATTTTTGCACTAATGGGACGATCCATCAACAGCTTTTCCGCCTGGTCGAGTCAAGCCAACATCGAAGAAAGTCTCGGCTTATGCGCTGAAGAAAGACTCTTTGTAGCGGTGTTGAGTCAAGCCGTGCATGATGCATTTTCAGTTCATGTACCGGGTATGGAAAGAAGACAAGCACAAGCCTGGTTAATGAGTAATAGTAAAGATTTTAGAGATATTTGTGAATACGCGGGAAGAGACTCCAAGTACGTTCTTAAAAAAATAAAGATAAGAATTATAAAGGAAGGCGGCTGGGATGTCGAGAAAAAATTTAAGACGACTGCTAAACATAGAAGACAAATGAAAAAGAATCGAGAAGCATATAAAGGACTCACAGGCAATGCGTACTATGCCGCGAAACGTGAGCACATAACAACTACATAAGGAGAACATGACAGAAAAAAAGAAAATAGCTATACAATATCAACTCTTTCGTTGGGGCCCGTGCCTGGTGAAGTTGAGTATCTCGAAAGAGAATCAAGAACTTTTTCTAAAAGAAGCGAAAGCTAGCGTTACGAATTTTGAAACACGCCTCGCGGGTATCGTGACTAAGCAGGTTGCCTTTAGAGACTATACCGTATTTGAAGAATTCTTTGGCAAGATTTTTGATCTTTACGCTGATGCCTTAAAGAAATGGACCGGCGATGATAGTATTGATTTTAAACAGAAGTACGAGTTGGATGCGCTTTGGGCCAATTTTCAAGGACCTGGCGACTTTAATCCACCCCATGATCATGGAGGCACTTTATCCTGGGTGATTTACTTGGATGTTCCTGAAGAATTAATCGCTGAAAATGCTAAGTATAAAGGACGATCCGCAGGGCCCGGAGGTATTACGTTTATCTACGGAGACGGACCCCGTGAATCGGTAACGCACCATTCGTTTGTGCCCAAGTCCGGTGATATGTATATCTTTCCAGCGTGGTTAAAACATTGGGTTTACCCTTTTAAAAGTAAGTGCGTTCGAACGTCCGTCTCGGGTAACGTGCGTGATTATCTTAAGATCAAGGATGTCCGGGGATTAAAACCGGTGACGAAGGAAGAGGTTATTAAGAAGATAGGGGATTGACATTCTATACAATATCCCATATATAAAAAGTATGAAAGACATTATTAATCAAATCGCGTTCTACATTGGTACGTGGCAAACTCATATTATCTGGTTTGTAAAAATCCGATGCCAATTAATAAAGGAGAAAGTAAAATGAGACAAATACAAGAAGTATTACCCATGACAGGTGGTAATAAAGGTATATCACTATTAATCGATTCGTGGAGAAATCAAATTTCACACGACCAGCAATACAGAGAGTTTACACAAAATTCCATTGAATCTATAAAAAGAGTTCAAAAAAAGGATCCCTCTTTTAAGGGTTTGATTAAATGGGAGGTCGATGAAAATTATTACAGAAAGCATAAAGTACAAAAACTTTCCATCATTGATAACGGTGAAGGAATGACACCGCAGGAAATGATAGAAAATTTAAATAGTCTTGGTAGTTCTAGCGGAAATAATGAATA